ATTAATACCAAAATCTTTGATTTCCTAAAAGGTAATGGATTAAAACTGACTTTAAAAGACGATCAAGGCAACGATACATTAGGTGTTGATATTGCTGAAAGATTTTTTAGCAGTGATCCAAATGTAATGGTCACTGTAGATTCAGCAGAAAAAGAAGTTAAGTTAAGCAGATCGAAGGTTGTCGATGAAGACATCATAAATAAAATACATAAAGGTATAAAAGAAATTGCACATAATGGTTTATACAGTTTTAAGTATAAAATCTATGGCAAGAACATTACGCCAAAACACGATGAGTATAAAGTGAAAGCAGAAGTAACAGAAGCAAGTCTAGGAAAAATGTATGGTAGCACCAAAACAAGTTACCAACCTCTGGACGCAGTAAAAATAGTTGTAAGACACAACAAACCAGTTAACGAAGAAGTCAGAGGATCAAGAAGTAGACAAATATCAAAGATCTTTATACAACGTGCAGATGAAAGATTTGCATTACCTCATAAAAGTTTAGCAGGTGCCAGAGCAATGGCACGCCACGTACATAATGGTGGCAATCCTTTTGATCAAGTAGGCAATTCAATTAATGAAATGGTACAAAACATTTCCGAATTGTCACAATTTGTTAGATATGTAGACAAAAAAGGATTAGTGAATGAACAAAATAACGAGTATGTACAAATAGCAAAAGAATCTATATCTACAATGAGACAAAACTTAAAACAATTAAGTGGAGCAAAGTCTTATGCTAAAGCAGTAGATACAATTGACGCAATGAATACATTGACATTAAGTGAAGACGAACACGATTTATCAGGTTTATTCACAGAAAAGCATGTTGACAATACTGTACAATCTGCATTTCCTAGCATTAATAGATTAGTTAATATTCAACGTTCAGTTGCAGAGTATATTGAGCATTCTATTGAAAATAATAGATTTAGTGTACCAGCAATTAACGAAGATGCTGTTGAATTTCCTAATAAAAAATCAGAAATTGCATACAAATTAAATACAATTAGTGAAAGCATTGATGACAAAATTTTAAAAGAATTTATCAACAACACAACAGTTAAGATTCTGAAAGATCAGAAACTTGACGAATTTACTGTAAACATGGTTAAGAAATTAATCAGTAAAGTAAATGAAAGAGTAGAAAGTAATATAGACCAAGATTTAGTAGAATTTGTTGATTTTACCGAAAAATTAAACAAAATCTGCTAATTTTGATATATAATATAGTAAAGTTAGTTTAAAAGAAATTTTAAATTAGATTACATAACATGGCAAAAAGAGGTTGACTTCAACTTCAAAAGGCATTATAATAGGCAAACAAGTGTAAGAATTAATATTACACGACATGGCAAACAAGGAGAAAAAACATGGCAACATTGGCTGAAATACGAGCAAAACTAGCCGCAATGGATACTAAACCAGGCGGTTCACAAACAGGTGGCGATAATGCTATCTTCCCATTTTGGAACATCTCAGAGGGCACTAGTGCTACAATGAGATTCTTACCAGACGGAGACCCCAACAACACATTCTTTTGGACTGAACGACAAATGATTCGTTTACAGTTCCCTGGCATAAAGGGTGGTGACATGAAACCTACAACTGTACAAGTACCTTGTATGGAAATGTGGGGAGAACAATGTCCGGTTCATAATGAAATCAGACCTTGGTTCAAAGATCCTTCATTAGAAGATATGGGTCGCAAGTACTGGAAAAAAAGAAGTTATATATTCCAAGGATTTGTGGTAGATAGTCCACTTCAAGAGGATACAACTCCAGAGAATCCAATTAGACGATTCATTATTGGACCTCAAATATTTAATATAATCAAGGGTGCATTAATGGACCCAGACATGGAAAACATTCCAACAGATTATGTAAATGGCACAGACTTTAGATTAACAAAAACCACAAAAGGTCAGTATGCTGACTATTCAACAAGTAAGTGGGCAAGGAAAGAAAGATCATTAGATGAAAATGAACTTGCCAGTGTTGATACACATGGTTTATTTGATCTTAAAGATTTCTTACCTAAGAAGCCAACAGCAGAGGAAGTAGATGTTATTTACAACATGTTCCAAGATTCTGTAAATGGCGAACTTTATGACAGCGATAAGTACGGTAACTTTTTTAGACCTATTGGCCAGGCCGCACCTGCTAAGGTACAAACACCTTCAGCACCGGCTCAGGCTCCAGTGACTCCAGTAGCAGAAACTACTCCGGCACCAGCACCAGCGGCTGAGCCTGTAGCACCTGCACCGGTAGTTGAACCAGTAACAGAAACAGTAAGTGCTTCTGCCGAAAACACTTCTAATGAAACTGGTAAAGCATCTGCAGATGACATCCTGCAGATGATTAGGAATCGTCAGCAGTAGTTGACGACTAGTAGCCATACTTAGGGATTTGAATACTTGGTCCTGTTTACTTCAGAGAACTAGTATGGCTACATTTTTAAGGAATAAAAATGAGTACATTATTAGCAATAGGTGATAGCCACACATTTGGTGCAGAAATATACGGCGAAGGTGACAATCGTCCTGAATCAATATACAAGGCTTACCCAGAAAAATTAAGACAACTATTAGAAATAGATGAATGTGTTAATCTAGGCCAACCTGGTGCTAGTGTTATGCGAACTGAAAGACTATTAGTCGAATACTTAGCAGGTAACCCTAAACCAGACTTAGTTATACTAGGTTGGACTTGTTTGGGTAGATTTGAATATGCAGACGGCTTTGACGATGACGGTTCTTATCATTATAATTTAGTGAACAGTTGGAGAGCACCGGAAATGACAGAAGGCTCAGAAAGGTATGAAACATACAAACAGTTTTTACCTATCTGTTTAGCAGAAGACTTATTAGCACAAAAATATAGGACATTGTATATATGTGAAAATATATGCAAAAACAATAACATTCCATATCTAATGTTTGATGTAATGACAAACACAAAGGATGAAGCACCACTAGAAGACGAAGACGTAAAATTTTGGTCTGGTGATCACCCAGTAGATAAATCATTACATAATGCAATAGATAAAATCCATTACATGGAAACAAGTTATTGGGACTGGATAATGAGTGGACAATTTCCAGAAGTTAGAATTAACGGAGGCCATGCCAATGAGGCAGGACACGAAAGATGGGCACAGAAACTAGTCGAAGAATTAAAAGAAAGAAATATATACGGAGTATAAAATGCAAAAACCATTTGATTTAAGTAAATTTAGAACCGGCATCACTAAAAGTATTAGTGGTATTAGTGCCGGTTTTCATGATCCAGTAGATTGGATCAGCACAGGAAACCACACACTCAACTATTTGATCAGTGGTGATTTTAACAAAGGCGTACCACTAGGTAAAGTTAGTGTGTTCGCTGGTGAGTCCGGTTCAGGTAAAAGTTTTATTTGTTCGGGTAATTTAGTAAGAAACGCACAGGAACAAGGATGTCAGGTAGTGTTATTTGACTCAGAGAATGCGTTAGACGAAGATTGGCTAAAAGCACTAAACGTTGACACAGATCCATCTAAACTATTAAAAATTAGTGTATCAATGATTGACGATGTAGCAAAGGCTATTTCAGAGTTTATGAAAGACTATAAAAGTAACTACGGTGATTTAGAGTATGAAGAAATGCCTAAGTTGTTATTTGTTGTTGATAGTTTAGGTATGCTACTTACACCAACCGATGTTGCTCAATTTGAAAAAGGTGACATGAAAGGTGACATGGGTAGAAAACCAAAGGCATTAACAGCCTTAGTTAGGAATACAGTTAACCAACTAGCACCTTATCCAATTGGATTAGTTTGTACTAACCACACATACGCATCACAAGATATGTTTGACCCAGATGATAAAATCAGTGGCGGACAAGGCTTTGTGTACGCAAGTAGCATAGTGGTTGCTATCAAGAAACTAAAACTAAAAGAAGATGCAGACGGAAACAAAGTGTCTACTGTGCAAGGTATTAGAGCGGCATGTAAAGTAATGAAGTCAAGATACAGCAAACCTTTTGAAGGTGTACAAATTAAGATTCCTTATGAGACCGGCATGGACCCATACAGTGGTATGTTAGAAATGTTAGAAGCAAAAGGTATTGTAGATAAAGTTGGTAACAAACTCTCTTATGTTTCACCAGTAACAGGTGAAGAGATTAAAGAGTTCAGAAAAGGCTGGACAGGAGATAAACTTCAGGTAATTATTGATGAATGGGGTCAAAATCCTAAAGTAGTTGCAGAAGTAGTAGAAGATGACTTTGATGAAAATGAAATTGACGACCCTTCAGTATACGAGGAGAATGTTGAATGATAGATTTAACTTTAATAATAGAATCTTGGGAATGTGTTAAACCTTCGGTAAACGTTAAAGAACGTGACGAAGTTTGTGCTAACTTGGTTAGAGTATTTGATGATCAAGGAATGGTAGACTATGACAAAGTAAGTATCAATGACTGTGATAAACATTTACGTCAAGCAATTGAAGAATACTTTGAAGTAGAAGATCATGAAGAAGACGAAGAGGACTGGGATTAGTAATGGCAGGATGGTATAACAAAGTATCTGGTAATTTAAGTAACATTGTAGATGCAATAGATTATTTTGAAGAAGAATTACTAGAGGCAAAAAAAGAATGTTATATCAAGGGCAATGTGGAACGTAATAGTGCCTCATTGCCTGGCATTACAGAACACAGGTTCAATCAATTACAAGAAATAGAAGCAATTCTAGAACACATAAACATTCAATTGCGTAAAACACGCAGTAAAGTATTTAGAAACTTTTTAGAAAGTTATAACAGACAGTTAACCTCAAGAGATGCTGACAAATATGTAGATGGCGATGATGAAGTAGTAACACTAACATCATTGGC